GAGATAAAGCCCGAATAATTCTTTCTTTCTTCTTTTATCTGGTTAGCCCACACGTCCAACTGGTAACTCTTTATCCTCTCGTAAGAACTTTCTTTTACTTGGTTTGAGTTTTCAAATCCGTAAATTCTGGCAACCTTTCTTGCAACTTCGTCAAGGTAAGGTATCCCTAGTCTTTCAGAGAGTTGCTTCGCAAGTGTCGTTTTACCTATTCCATGCGTTCCCGTAAGGGCTATTTTTATTCCCACAATTTACCTCCTTAGGGTTTAGTGTGTAGTTCAGTAAGGTAACCTTCATGTCCCCATCCCTAACTAGCATTTTGAGTAGCCGCAGTTTATGCATGACTGGCACCCCTCCTTGTTGGCAAGGGCGGCAACGCAGCAGGACGGGCATACGTCCAAGATGTCTGCGACGGCAACACCAGATAACGCCATTTCATGCAGTACTTTGCCGATAGCGTCTGGCACTGACAGCACCTTGCCGTTGCCAAAGCCCACGGACATAGCCCCGCCAAGTCCTACCAGTTGCTTGGTAATGTCCTCTATTTTTATACCGCTCCTTAACGCCAGCGATATTAGCCGTGCTATGGCTTCTGTAAAAGCCGCAACATCGGAACCCGCCTTTCCTATGGTAGCGAATAGCTCGAAGGGCTTTCCGTCTATGGTATTAATGGTGATATAAGCCCTTCCCATAGGCGTTTCTATCCTCTTGGTAAGTCCTGTGAGGATTGGCGGACGCTCGGCTTTGTCTTTGCTAGAGGTTTGTGTTACCATGACACCTTCGCGAGAGCCGTCGCGGTAGAAGGTTATTCCTTTACAGCCCTGGTCGTATGCCATCATAAACAATTTTTCAACTTGCTCAGGGGTAGTAGACTTTGGTGCGTTTACCGTTTTGGAAACGGATGAGTCCGTATAATACTGCACTGCGGATTGCATCTTTACGTGTTCTTCGGGCGTCACCTCGTGAGCCGATACAAACTCAGGATAATCCGCGAGCCAATGCCTAACAGTAAAATCCCCAACACGGTCGCGCCTCACGTACTCCTTGGCGAAGTTTGGTTCGATACCTGAGCTGACCCCTGCCAATATTGATGTTGTCCCCGTAGGAGCCTGCGCCAGTAGCGTGGCGTTGCGTAGCCCGTAAGTTTTGATATGGTCTTGCCAAATCTCAGGAAGCCTTTTAATGAATGTGGAATGTTTCAAATACTTTTCGGCATCGAAAGCGGGGAATGGGCCAAACTCCTCTGCCAGGGCTGCCGAAGCTCGGTAAGCTGCAATAGCGATTTCTTTGTATAGCTTTTTGGTAAACTCTACAGCTTTGTCTGAGCCGTACCGCAAGCCCTTGAGTATCAGCAGGTCAGCCAGCCCCATTGTCCCTAGACCGATACGCCTCAGCTTCAGAGCTTGCTCTTTGTTCTGGTCAAGGAAGTAGGGGTTAACGTCTATTACCCTGTCCAGAAAGCGTACTGCCATGCAAACAGCGTCGAACAACTCGTTGTAGTCAACATCGTTCGTAACCTTCCTGTAGAACGCCACCAGGTTCAACGCCCCTAAACAGCAAACGCCGTAAGGCTCAAGCCCAAGCTCCCCGCATGGATTCGTGGCTATTATCGTGGCATTGTACCGACAGCCGTATTCATTGTTGTACCTTTCTAGGAATACAACGCCAGGCTCGGCGTTGTCCCATGCGGCATAACATATCTTCTGCCAAAGCTCGCGTGCAGGAATTTCTCTGTAAACAACTGTAGGATAACCCATAAGTTTCCATTTGGTTAAATCTCCATCCCATACGGCGTCGTAATTGGGATTGCTTATATCAGGAAACTCTAGGTTCCACATGCGGTCATTCTTGACAGCATCCATGAAAGCCTCGGATACTGCTACCGACAGGTTGGCGTGCTGCATCTTATCCCCGCTTTTCTTCACCTCGATGAACTTAAGTATGTCGGGGTGCCAGTCGGCAAGCATAAACATCAGCGCTGCCCTGCGCGTTCCGCCCTGCTCTACCTGCGCTGCTACGCCATTAGCCGCCAGCATCCAGCTTACAGAGCCGGAGGATGTTCCTCCGACACCTTTGACATAAGACCCTCGCGGTCTTAGAACTGACCAGTTTATTCCCACGCCTCCGCCACGGGAGTTAATCTCCAGCATTGTAGCTATGGTATTCATTATTGCGTCCCTGCTGTCCCTGCCGTTCTTAGGGTCTTTAGGCTCGACGGGTATTGTAAAGCAGTTGAAGTACGTTACTTCGTGACCGCTGCCAACCCCTGCCAGTATCCTGCCTCCAGGCAGGAATTTCCAAGAACGCATTAATTGGTAAAAGTTCTCAGCTTCGTCCTCATCCCTACCAAGGGCATTTGCCACACGGCGAAACATCTCGTCAGGGGTATGTTCCAACAGCTTCCCATTAGTGTCGCGCAGCGCATAACGGTCAACAAATACAGCTTGCCTTTGTTCGTTCCATTCTGGCAACATATTACAGTTCTACCTCCTTTAGAGATCCCCAACGCGGGCCTATTTTTACATCAGCATCAAACGGTACGGTATTGTCCAGGACATCTCCAACCATTTCCTGCTTCATCCATCTAGCTACTTCTATTGGGTCTTCGGTTGTTTCCAGCAATATACTGTCGTGTACTGTGATGAGCAGCCTCGTATTCTGGTTGTTTCCTAGCTTGTGACCCACACGTATCAAAGCGCTTAGCGTTATGTCTGATGCCACGCTCTGGATTGGTGCATTTACGGCTTGCCTCAGCACCTCCGCTTTGTTGTCCCGCGTGATATATTCAAACCGTCGTTTGCGTCTGAACGGCGTAGTCACCACACCTGTTGCCAAAGCCAATTCCTGCTGCGCCTTAATCCACTCGCGGGCACGTGGGAAAGCACTGAAGAACTGCTCTTGCAGCTCCTTGGCCTCAGTAACAGAAACGCCAAGCTCTTTCGCCAACGCCTCTACCGACTGCCCGTATATGGTAGCGAAGCTGAGGCGTTTCGCTGCCTGTCGCATCTCTTTTGTAACTTCCTTCGGCTTCTTGCGGAACATAATGCAAGCCGTTCGAATGTGTACGTCGCCGCCCTCTGCCAAAGCCTTGATAAGGTTCGGGTCTTTGCAGTACCACGCCAAAACGCGCACCTCAGCTTGCGATAAATCAGCCTCGACCAACGTGTACCCTGGGGTGGCGATGAAGGCGTTCCTAGCCTCCTCCGTCCGGGGGATATTTTGAAGGTTGATAGGGTCACTGCTGGAAAGACGCCCCGTAACAGTGCCGTGGAGGTTAAAGTTGGTATGGACACGCCCTTCGTCGTCGGCAGCGTCAAGCAGAGCCTCCACGTAAGTGCGAAGCATTTTGAGCTTCCCCCGGTATTCCAAGATTTTGGCAGGCAGTGGGTGAAAGTCTTGGATAACCGCAAGCGCGTCTTTATCTGTAGACCACCGCCCATCAGGTATTGGCAGCCTCAGGTCGTGGTAAAGCAACTGTGCCAGTTGTTTTTGAGAGCGCGGGTTGAACTGTCTGCCTATCAGATGGTACATCTCCTGCTCCAAAGTCTGTGTTTCGTCTCGGAGCTTGCTGGCTAAGCCCTGCAAGTATTCGCGGTCTACCATGATGCCAGTGTACTCCATGCACGCCAACACGTTGGCGGCAGGGTAAAGTACGTTGTGTAGAAGCCAGGTGCCGTCAGCATCCAGCTCCCGCCGTAGTACATTTCTAAGGGCATACGTATATGCTGCGTCATACGCATTGTACTTCCACAGCTCAATTGGGGGACAATCTTCCATATGAGAGTAATACTCCCTAATGGGTGCGTCGTAGTCGGGTACGTTTAGATACTGCCTTACCAAAGGCTTTAACTTATGCACACCAGGGCGCTCGTCCAAGGTGTAAGACATCAGCATGGTATCTTCCCCAACGCGAACGTCTGACACACCAGCACGCCACAACTGCTTTACGTCAAACTTCAGGTTGTGCCCTATGAGCACTTTGCCCTTCAAGGCGCTGTTCAGCATTGGGACAGTGCGCTTGTCCACAAGAGCGTCTTTGGTGACCACTACAGCCTTGTCTCCTCGCCATGCCAGCCCTATACACAAGAGGCTCCCGTCGCTAGCGGTTTCTACGTCTACCGCAACTTCAGACAAGCTCTCCAGACGCTCTACAAGCTCCAGAACATGGTCATGGTTGTGCAAGGTCACGTACTCTACCTCCTGTGCCACCGACGTTAGAACCTTCTTTTCATGTAGATACAAAGCTGCACGTTGCATGTCCCTAATCAAATCGATGTAATATCCAGGGCTGCGTAGCACCGCAGCTGGGTGGTACGTAGGTACCACAAAGGCGTTGACATCGGCACACCAGTTGACGGTGCCATGAACATCCCCCATGTTGTGTCTCCCCATCAGTGCTTGCACCGCCGCGTTGCCCAACGCTACAACCATCCTGGGTGCCCTCTGCCGTATCTCCGCTATTAGCCTGTTTCGGCAGGCCACTATCTCTTTGGCTTTTGGTGCACGGTGTGGTACTGGCCTACAGTTTACAGCGTTGGTGATGTAGCACGCATCCCTGTCTATACCGACTTCTTCCAAAACTTTGTTCAACAGTTGCCCTGCCCTGCCTACAAACGGCTTACCTTCCAATACTTCGGTGTCGCCGGGAGCTTCTCCGACAAGCACTAAGTCAGCCGTATCAGGGCCGTAGCCAAACACCATAGGGCACCCTTTAAGCCCACACTTGGTGCACATTGCTTGTTCTTGTTGCAGTAGCAAGAACTACCACCCCGCTTCCATAACCTTTTTTGGACAGCGGTGAAGCGTGTACCATACGGCATGACGCAAGGCGTCACGAGCGTGCGGTTTGCCTCGAAACATGGGGCTTTTTTCCATTTTCCGTGTATGCGCCTGTGCTGGTTTGCGTACAGACGCGGGTTGTTCCACAAGCTCGACCTCATGCCCGCATCGGGAAACCCAAGCCTTTATTGCACCGATTATTTGGCTCGGACGCATGGAGTCCCAACCGAGAGACTTTGCCATCCACGGATAAAGCCTGAACTCCTCTACCACTACAACGTCAGGTTGCCAGTAGTCGAGGTAAAGCAGTACGTCCTCAAGACTTTTGGCCTCCACTACGCTCCGACATGACAATGTGCCGTTCAACTCCAACAACACCATTCCGGTTCTTCCTCCGGGGTCTACGCCTGCGATTAGCACGTTTCTCGACCTTCCTCCTTCTCTCCTCGGCGATTTTTCTCAACGCTAACTCCCGCATACCACCTACGTCATAGCCCAGCAAATCGGCTAAGTCCTCAAAGTCTGTAGAGAGGAAATATTTGTCATCAAGATCATTTATCGCTCGCTTTATAACACTCAACCCTAATACTCGATACGGATCAATTTCCGGCGGCCCCACTCCAAACACCTCCCAAGTCTTCCAGGTCGTAGCGCACAACCGCATCCATTACGCGGTCTTTGCGCAAAAAATATGCCCACTCCCCACGAACATGCTTTTTCCACAACTGGCGGCGGTATTGTCGTGTGTTGTCAATGATGCCCGTTGATACCAGTTCCCGACCAACCCGCTCCGCCGATACCTGCTTCTCGTCCAAACCAAGGTACTCGGCGACGACCCGTCTCAAGGTCTTACGCATATACCACTCACCATCACTCACAACCTCTACAGGGACCAAACCGTCTTCGTCATCGCCCCCTAGCGATAGAAGTTTCCAACACGCCCATATCACCGCTGTCGTGTATGACCCCTGTTCCTGCCCAAGTTTCTCCATCATACACGCGGTAGCGTAATTTGCCAGTCGTTGCAACATACCCATACCACCCACTGTGTAAGCTATACACGCGGGTACAAGCCACAGCTCCCGCTCGCGGTTGGTTATTCCCAAATCTCTCAGCAACGTCAAGACGCTGGTCACGTTGTTTGCTAAGTGCGTTGCGTAGGTTAACCCAAAGAAGTACAGTTTGTTGCGCAAAAGCTGTAGCCTCCGTTCCTGCTCGAACAACACCAAGTCCTCGACCTTCGTGCCTGTCGGAGCACGTCCAACCTTGACTAGTATGGCCCGGTCCGCTAGTGCGTCAGGCAAGCGGTTCATGGTAGCAAATGCTTTCGGAGAGTACGGGTCATAGCCTCTTGGAGTGTGTGAATCTCCTTCGGAGCGGATGCGCAGCTTTCCCCTTTGGTAGCTGCTTAGAAGTACGCTCAGGCGGTCATCTACACCTCCCTGTATGACTATAGGTGAGCTTGTGAACTCGGCTTCATCCACCAAGGCCGTACACTGCCCCATACCAATTGCTCGCGCAAGAGCCGCTGTCGATATGTCCACGGTACTTAAAGCGTTATAGCAAAGCTTCTCCAAAAGCGTTAGTGTTCGTGATTTTCCTGTCCGTCTTGTGCCGACAAATGCCAAGTAACTTGTACTGTCGAAACACATATACACGTAGGTACTCATCACCCAAAGTGCGAGTACAAAAGGCGTTTCTGGATGCGGATACCACATAAATTCTGCAAACACACTAGATATTTCGTCTAAGAGCTCTGCCGCATCAAGCTCCCTTCCTGAGCTCAACCACTCAAACACATTGTAAGGCGTTTCCTTATCCACACTCCAACGAGCGTAGTCGGTTGGCAGCGGTAGCCCCTTTGGGGGATCAAGCAACGACCTTTCCGTAGTAACGAGCTTGAATGTGAACTCGTCCGGTGTGCACGCCCTCGGATTGGTAGGAAGCCATAACCCGTAATAGAAAACCCCCTTATAGAAATCCTGTGATACCGCTATGTAGGCACGTCTCGGCTCGTCCAAAGGCACGGGTGTCGTAGCATCGCGGGAGGCTGCCAGCTCTTGGAGCATCCTTTGTAAGGCGGTCTTGGTTAATCCCCCGGCCTTACGCGCCTGCTCCAAAAAGTACTCCCGCTCAATGCCGTCAAGTTTTTGGATAACTCCGTCCAGCTTCTTGATGATACGTATCTTGTCCTCATGACTTTCCGCGTTTTTTAGGCCCTGTATAAGCTCGTCCAGCCGAGGTTTCCGCTGTTCTTCCATATTCCTTACGCTGTTTATCTTTGCCTGTGCCCACTCCACGGCATCTTGGTCGCCAGGGTGCTCACCCATTGGAGGCTTGTTGTTTCGGTTCCACGTTAAGAGCAAGGCTAGAACCTCTTCATCGCTCAGCCCGCGACGAATCCACCGCCCGACAAGCCGTATGGCAGCATTGTCCCGCTGTCCAACAGGCACACCTTGAAGAAGCTCCTTATACCAGGGCTCCTCTGATTCGTCCTTTACAGCTACGGCCAGGGTTTTCTCCAACAACCAAAGAGGAAACCCTGCGAGCGGCGCACTTGCATCAATCCATGTGTAGTGCCCATTTTCAAGCTCGGACGGCGGTGCTACTACGTATCCACCATCCCCACGTATATCTACACCAGGCTTTACCTTGACCCCGTTGCGCACCCTTCCCCCAGGGTGCTTATAGTACAGGTGGTAGCCCCCGTTGGGAGTACTTACCATCCGCGTTGGTGGTAGTCCGGCCAAAGCCTGGGGGTCATCCACATCCACAACGACTACCCCGGAAATGCTCCCAGTAACAACCGCTACGTTTAGCTCCGGGTATCTGCCCCACCAGTCCTGTATTTCTTCGTCTGTCACCAGGCGCTCTTGAAGGTCTTTCCACGAATCCAGCGCTGGCGTTTTACTTTTAGGAAGTATGGGTATCACGTTAAAGCCACATTTCGTTAAGCTCACTACATCGTTGACGGTTGTCATGTCCCACTTCCTCCCATAAAAGAATGGCCGGGATAGCGTTGGAGGTAGCCTCTTTTGGCGGGGGAGGGAACCGCCGTGCCGACAACGCTACCCCTACACCACCAAGAGAGTCGGCACTCTTGGGGTATGCCAATTAACGACTAGAAGTTGATAGCTTTCTTCTTTGTTTTGTTGCTGGTTTCGTCCGGCAGGGATTCAACACGCTTTACACGGTTGCGGGTCTTGCCGTCGTACTCCTCAATACCAACTTGAATACGCACGCGCTTGTTATGCAGTTGGTCTGTATCCAGCGCGAATTTGCGGTTGTCATCGGTGAGAATCCCTACGGCTTTTAGCAACTGCCCTAGCTTCCAGCGGGCTTTGTCGGTAAGTACGTAGTTTTCGAAGACTATACGCCCAGTGTACTGCGGGTGATTCTGCACGACAAAGGGAATGTTCAGAACTTCATTTCCGGCTTGAGAATTTCGCAACTCTATGCGCGATGCGTCAATGACGGCCTCGTACACGCCCGCCGGGATCGGTTCTGGAGTATCAATATCCACATTGGTGAAATCAAGCAGTAGTTTTGGCATTTCCACACACCTCCGCAAAAATTTTGGTAAAGTTTGGATTATCAACAATGGCTGCTAAAGCCCCTCCGGGGTTTTTGGCTACGTAGTTATCTGTTGATTCAACCAGCAGCTTTCGGACTACCCTCCCATCTTCGTCCGGGTTTTCTACAGCTTTCAAACAACCTACTAGGTTGAACAACCCTGGAAGTTCCATTGCAAGGGACTTTGGCTGTACCAAAGGGATTTTCATCAGTTCGGTACGGATGTCTTGCACTAAGCAAGTCATGACCACGTGCATCGGCAGGTCCCTGAACATGCGTACCATATAGCGGAGACGCTCTGCTACACGGAACCAGTCCCCTTGCTCTGGAACATCCGGGTCATGGCTAGGCCTGCGACTGGTAGCGCTCTCCACTATAGCACGCATCAACCTGCGGTTCAGATCTGTAAGACTGTCCAAAACAACTGTTTTGAAATCATGTTCATCGCTCTGCAAAAAATCAAATGCTTCTTCCAGATCTTCCCACGTGGATACGGGCCACACCGCTATCTCCGTGCCTAGGTCCTTCTGGACTTTAAGCATTGTGGCTTTGGACACATCATACTCGGTCATCAGCACTAACGGGTTAGGTGCGGTACATGCCAAGTAGGTCTTGCCCGCTCCCGGTTCACCATAGACCAAAGCCTTCACGAACAGTGGCATGTCACCTGCCATTCGTATCTTAGGGTGCAACTGTTTCGGTGGAGTCATCACTTTAGCCATCTTCAAGTCACCTCCTCACTCAACGTAGTCATCGTAGATAGTTAGTTCCAGGTCTACACCCAACCTAGACCCAGGTTCAGGGAAATCAACTATCCAACTGTCGTAAGTGTTGCGCATGTACTGTAACAGCTCCTCGGCGGTGTTGAACTCCTTTATCTCCTCAAAGTCCCAATCGGACGCCTTCTCGATGCTAACACGCATCACTAGACCACCTCCTCATCGGTAATTAAAGCAGGTTCACCAACAGTAAAAAGCATATCCTTGATGCCCTCTACATCAGAGCCGTCTTCCTCAGCGATACACAGCTCTCTGTACGGGCATTTCCATCCGCAGTGGAAACCCGGCGAAGGGATGTATAACTTATCGATTATAATTTGCCTGTAAATGTGGTAGAGCCTGCGGCGTAGGTTTTCTATCTCGAAACCGTTGCGCAGCACCTTCGTGCGGTGCACAATACTGGACTTTGCCTTCGCCGGGTCAACCTTGCGGACTATGGTGTATATCACCCCCACTACTTTTCTGTCAGGGTATAGTTGGCTGGCAGCCAGCAGGTAATACCCTGCTTGGCTGTCCAAGCGCAGGACAGTTTCAGACGGGACGCTTTTGTAAAACTTGTGCTCTAGAAGCCAAATATTTCCATAAACGTCTTCCGCAATACCGTCGAACGTGCCAACCTGAAAGGCGCTTCGGATACGCCGCTTCTCACCCCAAACTGGCACCGCAAACGGTTGCTCAACGGCAATGACGCGGAAAGTATCTTTCTCTCTAGCCCAAGGGATATAGGCTTCTATCAGCTTCTTTCCAAGTGTGGCTTGGTCTAGCAACTCCTCCCACTGCTTATCGTCCGCATAAGGCTCAATACGAGCCAACTGCTCCTGCACGTCAGACTCATAAGCTACCAGTGCATCCTCGCCCCTGTAATGCGCGGCTAGGGCTGCGTGACAAGCTCTCCCGATAAACAGCTTTGGGCTTGTCACTTTAGGAACCAGTTGCTCTACATACTGATACCTATACATACGAGGACATGTCTGGTAAGTATTAATCTGACTGGCATGGATTTCCATTACGGGCCACCTCCCTTTAAAATTTATTAAATTATTCCGCCATCTAGCCGCATAACCCCTTTTACGGCCCCTACTGTCATGCGCGGAGCAGCGTTACTCCCTACGCAGGCGCTCTGCGATGTGTTCTACAGCACCAACCGTCTCTTTCTTCATAGTCAGGACT